TAATATCAAATGGATTGTGATTTTTGCAACTGCCGGAATTGTATGGTACAAATGTACTAAAGATGATGGTAAGGTAGGTGAAACTATAAATGTAGATGGAAAAAACTACGAGTTGTTAAAACACAAAATTGATACTGTAATAATAGACCACACCAAAATAAAATATGTTAAGGGTAAAGATATTTACCACGAAACAATTGTTGAAAAAGAAAAAAGAATAGAAGTTCCTGTATATACAAAAGGAGATACGGTTAGAATAGTTCAATCGTATAACCAAAAGGTGTTATATAAAGATAAATTAGTTTTAGATAATAATTTGGGAACAATAGAACTTACAGATACTTTATACCAAAACAAAATATTAGGTAGAAAGTGGAATGCTACGATTAAAGAAAGAACAATTACTGATACAAAGATAGTAAAAGAACTACCTAAAAATCAAGTATATGTTGGTGTAAACGGAGCATTAGATAAAGTAAATTTCGGCAATTCAATTGGTGCGGGTGTAATCCTAAAAACAAAAACAGATAAATTATACCAATTAAATCTTGGTATATCCAATCAACAATCAGCTACTGGTGGAAATCAAGTAGTTCCATATGTGGGTGGTGGTATATATTGGAAAATCCGTATTAAAAAATAGGTAAGGCATTATGGCCGCAAATCAAACAAAATCTCTGCAAGATGCAGTAAAAGAACAATACAGAAAATGTGCGCAAGACCCTGTCTATTTCATGCGTAAGTTTTGTAAAATTCAACATCCAACTCGTGGTAAAATCGCTTTTGATTTATATGATTTTCAAGAAGGAGTTTTAAATGATTTTAAAGATAATCGCTTTAATGTTGTTCTAAAATCTCGTCAATTAGGTATATCGACATTAGTTGCTGGATATGCTTTATGGAAAATGATATTCAACGATGACTTTAACGTGTTGGTTATTGCAACTAAACAAGAAGTTGCAAAGAACTTGGTACTAAAGGTTAGAGTAATGAACCAATTCTTACCAGTATGGTTGAGAGTACAAGAGTCTGAAGATAATAAACTATCTCTACGATTAAAAAATGGTTCTCAAATCAAAGCAATTTCATCTAAACCAGATGCAGGGCGTTCCGAAGCCCTATCCCTATTGGTGTTTGATGAAGCAGCATTTATTGATTACATTGAAGAGATTTGGACATCGGCACAATCTACACTATCAACGGGTGGTAGTTGTATAGCATTATCTACACCAAATGGTATTGGTAATTGGTTTCACCAAACTTGGGTAAAAGCAGAAAATGGTGAAAACTTATTTCATCCAATTAAACTCCATTGGACGGTTCACCCTGAAAGAGATAATAGTTGGAGAGAGGAGCAAGAAAAACAATTAGGACCAAAAGGAGCAGCACAAGAATGTGATTGTGACTTTATCAGTTCTGGAGCAACGGTAATTCAACCGGAAATTCTAACAAAGTATATTGAAGCATATGTTAAAGACCCAATGTATAAACGTGGGTTTGATAATAATTTATGGGTATGGGAAGACCCTAATTATGCAAAGAGTTATATAGTAACTGCTGACGTTGCAAGGGGTGATGGGGAAGATTATTCTACCGTCCACGTAATAGAAGCAGAAAATTGTGAGCAAGTTGCAGAATATAGAGGTAAGATTGAACCAAAAGATTTTGGTAATTTCCTAATCAATTTGGCAACTGAATATAATGATGCTTTACTAATCATTGATAACGCATCAATTGGTTGGACAACAATCCAACAATGTTTAGATAGAAACTACAAAAATCTATTCTGGTCTAATAGAGATATTAAATATGTAGATATTGATACTCAATTTACTAATAAGTTTTACAGAGATGAAAAACAAATGGTACCAGGATTTAGTATATCATCTAAAACTCGTCCATTAGTAATATCAAAAATAGACACTTATATGAGAGATATGAGTGTTGTTATTCATAGTAAGAGAACGATAGATGAGTTCTTTACATTTATTTGGAACAATGGTAGAGCAGAAGCAGCAAGAGGATACAATGATGACTTGGTGATGGCATTAGGTATGGGGTTGTGGATTAGAGATACTGCACTACGTTTAAGACAAGAAGGTATTGATTTGACAAGACGTTCTATTGATGGATTTGTACAAACATCACATGATAGTTTATACACACCTGGTATGTTTGGTGATGACCCATATAAGATGCAAACTGGTCATGGTGATGAGTTTGAAGATTTAAGATGGTTACTACGATAGGTTAAACTCAATTTTGTTATATTTATATATTGTATATGAATGGTAATATTAAATTGCGTAATATAGTAAAAGAAGATTTACGCAAGTGGTTTAAGGAAAAATGGGTAAACATCGGCAAGAAAGTTGATGGAAAACACCCACCATGTGGTACTTCCGGCGAAAAGAAGGGATATGCAAAATGTGTTCCAGCATCAAAAGCTGCCGGAATGAGCAAAAAAGAAAAAGAAAGTGCAACTCGTAGAAAAAGAGCAGCACAAAATGATGCAGATAGAGGTGGTAAAAGTAGTAGTGGGCAGGGTAAAACGCCAATATATGTTTCTACAAAACCAAAAAAAGAAAGTATGAATATCTACGAAAAATTAAATCTTTTTTTAGAAAAGAATTGTCCAACTGACCCGGCAAAGTGGTCTGCATCTAAATCGGCAGCTAAATCAAAGTTTGATGTTTATCCATCTGCATACGCAAATGGTTGGGCTGCAAAGAACTATAAATCAAAAGGCGGTGGTTGGAAGACTTGTAACGAAGGAGAAGCTAATGCATTATGTGAAGCTTGTTGGGATGGATATAAGCAAGTAGGAATGAAAGATAAAGGTGGAAAGCAAGTTCCAAATTGTGTACCTGTAAATGAGGTAGATGATGATTACGATGAGTTGGATGTTGATAGAGAAGATATACAAGATTTTATTCAGTTCCTAAAAGCATACAGAAATACATTAGATGAGGAAAATTGCAATTGTGTATTTGAAGCTGAATATCAGGGAAGAAATGTTCAATTAGGAAAACCAATGAGAGGTGATGTTAAAAAATTCAAAGTATATGTTAAAAATCCAGCAGGTAATGTTGTTAAAGTAAACTTTGGACATGGTGGTACATCCGCAGCATCTAAAGGTGAAAAAACAATGAGAATAAGAAAATCTAATCCTGATGCAAGAAGGTCTTTTAGAGCTAGACATAATTGTGACCAACCTGGTCCAAGACACAAAGCAAGATATTGGTCTTGTAGAAAGTGGTAAAATTGAGTAAAACTATAAATTACCACTAAACACCTAAAAGTGGTAAAAATGAGTAAAAAATAAAGGTTATATAATTAAACAAACGGAAGTAAATGGCAACAGATAAATCATTTTTTGGTAGGTTAAACAAACTATTCTCCACATCGGTAATCGTAAGAAAGCAGGGGAATAAGTTAAAGGTAATTGATTACGATGAAACGCAAGCAATTGCTACCAATCTACGTGATAGATATATGAGATTACACTCATCGGCTATGAATAATACCTATGAGAACTATCTTGCTTACCAACAAATACGACAAGAACTTTTTAGAGATTATGATGCTATGGATGCTGACCCAATCATTGGTGCTGCATTAGATATTTACGCAGAAGAGTCTACATCTAAAAACGAATACGGAAAGGTATTAGAAGTTAGAACTAACAACGAACAAATAAAATCCATATTAGAAAACTTATTCTACGATATTATAAATGTTGAATTTAATTTATTCCCTTGGGTAAGAAGTTTGGTTAAATATGGTGACCACTTTTTACATATTGAGATTGCAGAAGAGTTAGGTGTAGTTGGTATCCAACCACTTTCAGTTTATGAAATTACTCGTGTTGAAGGATTTGACCCAAACAATTGGCAAGCAGTTAAATTCGTTCATACTCCATTAGCAACTAAATCACTTTATGTAGCTGGACAAAAAACAGAATACGAAAACTACGAGATTGCTCACTTTCGTATGTTGACAGATACTAACTTTTTACCTTATGGTAAATCTATGTTAGAAAGTGCAAGAAGATTGTGGAAACAAATTACATTGATGGAAGATGCAATGATTATACATCGTATATCAAGAGCACCACAAAAGCGTATCTACAAAATTGATGTGGGTAACATTCCTACAAATGAGATTGATAATTACATTCAGCGTATTATCAACAAATCAAAGAAAGCACCAATTATCAATGCAGATACGGGTGAGTATAACTTAAAGTATAACATTCAAAACTTGATGGAAGATTTCTATCTACCAGTTCGTGGTAATGATAGTGGAACATCTATTGAAAATTTGGATGGTTTAGAGTATGCTCCTATTGATGATATAAACTACTTAAAAGATAAAATGTTTGCGGCATTAAAAATACCAAAACAACATTTAGGATTTTTAGAAGATGGTAATTCAAAAGCTACATTAGCAGCTATGGATATGAGATTTGCTAAAACAATTGAAAGAGTTCAAAGAATAGTAACATCTGAATTAGAAAAGATTGCAATCATTCACTTATACTCACAAGGTATTGAGGATGAAACATTAGCTGATTTTGAATTATCATTAACTATCCCATATACAATCTACGAACAATCTAAAATTGAATTGTGGGCATCCAAAGTAGATTTAGCTAGAACAATGGGTGATTTAAAACTTATCTCAAAAGATTGGATGTATAAAAACGTATTCAATTTCAGCGATGATGATGTTGAAGATATGAAAAAAGGTTTAGTTAAAGATGCTAAAAATACATTTGTATTAACTAATTTAGAAACAACCGGTAAACCAGAAGGACAGCAAGAGCAAGGTGGTATGATGGCTGGACAACCACAACAAGGTGGTGAAGAACAACCTGAAGAAGAACAACCAGAAGAAGAGTTCCCAACAGGAGAGCCATTGGATGTTGAAAAAACTATACAAGATTTAAAATCAAAGTTAGGTCAATCACCAAATGAAGCAAAAGCATCGGGTAGACCGCGTGATGTAAATCGTATGGGTAAAGATGACCATATGTATGGTAGAGATGCTTTTGGCGATAAAGAGTTGAGAAAATTAAGTAGAAGCAATGAAAGTTTCATCAAATCAATCAAAAAATCTCTAAAATCCGGTGGAGCAAAAGTGATAATGGAAGGTAAGAGTATGATGGATGAGCAAAATATAATCGAATAAAATTATTATTAAATAGATATTATATATTTATATTTGGAATAAAGAATAAATGAAACAGATAAAACACTCAAAGTTTAGAAATACGGGTTTTCTTTTCGAACTATTGGTTCGTCAAGTAACCTCTGATATTCTCTCAAATCGTAAAAGTATTGCGGAGGGATTGTTAAAGAAGTATTTTAACTCTAAAACAGAACTGGCAAACGAATTAAAATTATATCAATTCATCGTAAATGAAAAATATAATTCAGAAAATCGTGCAGAAAGATTTATTGATGCAGTAATTGATAATCGTAAAAAATTAGATGAGAAAAAAATACTTAAAGAAAAGTATAATCTTATCAAAGAAATAAAAGAAAATTATCAAATAGATGATTTCTTAAAATCACAAGTTCCAAACTATAAAGTTCTTGCTTCGGTATATAAGATATTTGAATTTAATTTGAATACTGAAAATTCTTATGACCCAAAAGATTTTGTAAATACTAAATTTGCAATCGTAGAACATCTTATATCTAAACCATCTACAAACTTAAAGGCAGTAGATAAAATCAACGAAGCTCTTAAAAAAGAAGATAAAGAAATCCGCTTACTAACATACAAAATGTTGGTGGAGAACTTCAATAAAAAATACAAATCCTTAAATGATAAACAAAAGGGTATATTGAAAGAATATATCAATTCATTTACTAATACGGATAATCTTAAAACGTTTATTACAAACGAAGTTGTTACTTTAACTAAAGAACTAACTAAAACTGGTAAAGAAATTAAAGATAAAGTTACCAAAATAAAGTTAGCCGAAACAATCAATCAGTTGAATAAAATCAAAACTGCATCTAAAATTACAGATACACATATTACATCTGTTATTATGGGATATGAGTTGGATAAAGTATTAAAGGGAACTCAAAATGGAATTATCTAGTAGAGATAGATTAAAAGAAATAGTTCGTAAAAAACTTCGTGAAAGGAACACACCAACTAACGAAGAAACTACAACTGCTTCAGTAGACGGGTATCAAACTCCATTTGCGTTTGGCAGAAATACACAGGCTGATAAAGAGCGTAAAGCTAAATCATCTGGAACTGGATATGAATTGGCTGAAAATCGTTGGTTAGCACTTAAAAGAGATGAAACTCGTTCACCAGAACAAAAAATCAATTTAGGTGTTAGGGAAATCAAAAACCAATTAGCAGAGGTAGAAAGATTTTTAGGTTGGTACAACAAACTTAAAATGGAAAACGGAGTAAAGAACGAAGATTTTTACAAAAGAACAAACACAAGTATCTTTCGTATAAAAGAAAGATTAAATAAAATAGCAAGAACAATTATAGATTTTTAATATGAGACATTTATCAAAATCGGGTATCGTTACTCTTCAAGCATTAGGTGGACCAATTGGTTCAAGAACTGCACAAGTTCAAGAACAACAATTAGAGGAAACAAAGTTCATCGCATTCTTTATGGGTAAAAAAATTGATATTGATGGAAAAGATTTGTATGATGCAAAACAAAAAGCAATTACTCAATTAAAAGTTCCTAAATCAAAAGTTGGTTTATTAGCAGTAGTAAGTGCAGAATCACAAAAGAATCAGGACTTTAGATTCGAATCCGTAAACGAAGGCAAAAAAGCATTCAAAGTAAATCCTGGTATTGGTAAAGCAAAATATAGTATCAGTTCACATGATGGTGTAAAAAAACACAAAGATGGAAGTGATTTTTGGGATATTGAAATTTTTAAAAACAAAGTGGATTTAGAAAAAGGAATTAAAAATTATTCTTCTAAAGGATTTGTTAAAGAAAATATTGAAAACGTAGCAAACGGATTACCACAAACTATGGGTAAGCAAAAATCATTAAAGAGAGAAGCATTAAAATCAATCGTAAGAGAGGTAATGCAAGAGGAAGCAGAATACCAAAGGTTTTTCCAAAAAGTAATGGATAAAGCTGGTAAATCTATTCCATCTATGAGTGATGATGAAAAGAAAGCATTTTTTAATAAAGTAGATGCAGCTTGGAAAGCAAAACAAGAGAGGGATTAATTATGTTATTGAAGAGAGGTGATAATAACGAAGATGTAAAGAAATTACAGGTTAAATTGGGACTAGACCCAGTTGGTAATTTCGGACCAAAAACGGAAGATGCGGTTAAAGCTTGGCAAACTAAAAATGGTTTGGCAGCAGATGGTATTGTTGGACCAAATACTTGGAATAAGATTATGGGTTTAACTCCAGTTCCTAAACCGGCAGTAGTAGCAACTCCTACACCCGTTGTAGCACCTGCACCAACAGTTGCAGCATCACCATCTTATCCTGGTTTAAAATTAGATAAATTAAAAGGACATATTCCTGCACACGTAATCGCTATGATTCCAGATACGGCAGCGAAGTTTGGTATAAACACTCCTTTAAGATTAGCACACTTTTTGGCACAATGTGGACATGAAAGTGGTGGTTTCAAAGCAACACAAGAAAACCTAAACTATTCTGCAAAAGGATTGATGGGTATATTTAAGAAATACTTTCCAACGGTGCAATTAGCAATGGCATATGAGAGAAAGCCGGAGATGATTGCAAGTAGAGTATATGGTGGACGTATGGGAAATGGAGTTGAAGCAACTCGTGAGGGCTACAAATTCAGAGGACGTGGATATATTCAATTAACTGGAAAGGAAAACTATACCGCATTCGGTAAGTCCATCGGTGAAGATGTTTGTGCTAACCCAGATGTGGTTGCATCAAAATACGCTTTGCTCTCGGCAGCTTGGTTCTTCTCTAAAAACGGATTACATAAGTTAGCTGATGGTGGGTCTTCCGATGCGGTAGTTACACAAATAACAAAAAGAGTAAATGGTGGTACAATAGGATTGGCTGACCGAATCAAACATTTTAAAGAGTATTACTACTTACTAGCATAAGATATGGGATTATTAATAGAGCATAACCTTTTCGAAGGAACTATACAGGAAGATGCAAACGGAAAATTTTTGGTTAAAGGTGTATTGCAACGTGCGGATGCTCCTAATCAAAATCATCGTATCTATCCTCTTAACATATTACAGAGGGAAGCAAAGAAATACGAAACCCTAATACAAGAACGTAGAGCATTAGGTGAATTAGACCATCCAGAATCGACTGTAATCAACTTAAAGAACGTATCACATAACATCAAAGAGATTTGGTGGGATGGTAAAGACTTATGTGGTACAGTAGAAGTTCTATCAACCCCATCTGGTAACATCTTAAAAGAGTTATTCAAACACAATATCCGTTTGGGTATTAGTAGTAGAGGTATGGGTTCAGTTAAACCTATGAGAGAGAATACTGTAATGGTACAAGAAGATTTTGAATTAATCGGATGGGACTTCGTTTCAAATCCATCTACACATGGTGCATTCATGTCTCCAACTGCTATGAATGAAAGTGTTAAAAGAGAAATCGAAGAATGTGGAAAGTGGTGTAAATCACAAGATTTAATGAGACAAATTATAGAAGAATTAAACTAATAAAAATATGGCATTTAATATAACGCAATATATGGCTTCTAATAAGATTAAAGCCAAATCTAATGAGCAAGAAAGAAGAGATTTGTTAGAAGCAGCAATGCACGCAATGACTCGTGAAAAATCATTAGATAGATTGAAAGAGGTTAAGCATAACATTGCACCTTATAGCAAAGAAGCAATCAAGCACATTGATATGGCAATCAAACTTATAGAACAATTTGAAGCAAAATAAGATGATAAAGTTAAAGAAATTAATGGGTGAAGGTGAAGATAAGAAAGCACCTAAACAAACTTTAAGCAACGAAGCAAGAAGACACTTTTTAGAAATCATTTCTACTTATGGTTCATTTGGACCAAAGTTAAAGCATGAGAATGATTTGGCACAAATTGCTGAAACATTAGGTGCAATTACAGACGCAGCTAGTGAGTTCGCTAATAAAGAAGCTGGTAATCACTTTGACGAGAGCACAGTCAAACGCAATATGAATGAGCTAGGGAAACTATCATCTCAATTCGAAAAGATTGCTAACGAGGCAAAATCATTACATTCACAAATGGAAAACCTATACGAAGATATGGGACATATTATAGGTAGATACTATGGTGTTAGTGAATTGAGTGAAGAAGAAGTAAACCAAAGATTAGGTATTCGTAACGAAAAGCTAGTTGGAAATCAACACAAATTAGATGTTGATAAAGATGGTGATATTGGTTCAGATGATTTAGCAGATTTAAGAGCAGGTAAAACAAACGAAGCAAGAGATGCCAATGGAAACGAATTTCCTGAATACGATGATATTAAATCAGCCGTTAAAAAAGTAATACAATCAAATGAAGTTGAAAGAACATTGAGAGGTAGAGTTGTTGCATATTTACAAAAAGAAAGAGGATTTACTGGAGCTGGTAATACAAATAGTCAAAGATTATACGATAAAGTAATAAATGATTTGCTTAAACATTGATAATAAAAAAATAAGATGATAAAGTTAAACGATTTATTAAGCGAAGCAAAATATCCAACCAATTTATATGTTGGTTCTGTAATTTTGGGAATTGGTTTTACTGGATTAAAAGGAATTGAAGGTGGTAAATACTACAAAGTTGTTGAAATGGATGATTATTCAGCAACATTAGTACCATCAGACGAAAATGGTAGAGTGAAAGGTTCAAAGAAAGTTAGACATAAGTTATCTTCAATTGAGGGTGGTATCAAAACTGCTAGCAGAGGTGATGAAAATGGAATAGAAACTGTCAATTAATTACTAAAAATATGATAAAGTTAGCCGATTTATTAAGCGAAGCAACCGATTTCAAAGTATATCACAAATCATATACGGAAGCAATTCAAACTGCCAAAGAATATGCGTTGAAAAGAGGATATATGGTAGATGATGATGACTCATTTAGAAAGATAGGAATGGGACCTCGTAAACCATCGGAAGGAAAGACTGTTAAAGTTTCTGTTGAATTGACTAAAGGTGATAAACCAACAAACAAACAATTGCATATTCAGGTATACGGAATGAAAAACGGATACGAACTTAATTGCTATATAGGATAATGATAAAGTTAAATAAATTCTTAAAAGAAGAGACTTGGAAAGCCGAAAAAAGTGTAATAACATTAGATGGCAAAAAAGTTGGTGATTACTCATACGATAGAGACTCTGACTCATTTTGGATTGACAACATAAAAGGTTCAGGTCAAAAATCATTTGATACAACTGCAGAATTACTTTCTTATATAAAGAAAAATAAAACTGATTATTTAAAAGCAAGAAAAGATTACACATCCAAAGGATATGTAAAAGAAGAAACTGCACCTGAAATCGTAAAAGACTTGGATAAAGTAAAAAACGATTTAATTAAAAAAGTAGATGTATTAATTGCTAAAAAGAAAAAACTTTACTCAAATGTTGATATGACAACACCGATGAGTCCAGAAGAAAAGCAATTGGATAAAGATATACAATCTATATTTTCACAAATCCAACAAATAATTCTTAAAAAGAGAACTTTAAAAAAAGAAGGTATAAGTTTTCAGCAAGGAGTTGTTTATTCTAATCCATATCATAGTGCATTCAAACCACAAGTTAAAGAAGAGGTAATAGAAGAAGCAACTACAAAATTAGATTTTTCGCATGCCACTCCAATAACAAGTGGTATTATATTCTACACATCGGCAAAAGAAGGTAAGATTGTTTTAATTCCAGCTTCAACAAAAGATGTAGAAAAAGTAGATACAATCAAAAAAGAATTGGGTAATGGTGCAGATGCAGATTTTTTATTATTGGTTCAAATTCGTTTAGAAAAGAAATTAGGATTGAAAGTTATTCCGGACAAAAGACATAGTGGTGCAGGTTACGCATTTGAAATTGATATGGATACTTTATTAAAAAAACTATAATGATAAAGTTAAAAACTATATTAAAAGAAAAGTTAGACAATAACGAATACCAAATGGTAGATGGTATTGTTGATATTCTAAATCAAGTATTAGATGTAGAAAATCGTAAATCTATTGCTGATAATATGGTAAGACAATTCAAAGATGAAGGAATAAAGTTTGATTATAGTAAGTTCTATGATGCAATCGGTTGTTCAGAGTCTATGGTTAAAGAAGATGGGTTTCCCGGTGGAGCTGGTGTAGGTTTATCCCTACCCGGTGGATATATCAATGGTGCTCCATCTTATGATAAAGTAAAATCAACAAAGAAAAGAATACAAAACGATAAAAATCAACGTTATACTAAAGTAGAACAAAAGTAAAGTTATGATTAACATTGAAGTAAAAGACGGCAATATTGCTGGAGCATTAAAAAAATTAAAGAAAAAGTTTGATGCAATTGGTGTTGTTAAAGAATTAAGAGATAGACAACAATTTACTAAACCATCCGTTACTAAAAGAGAAATGATGGAAAAAGCTGAAAGAAAACAACTGGTTCAGCAAAAAGACCTTTACAGAGGTAAAAAATTAAAAGAAATACCAAAAAAATTTCGTAGTTTATATAAATAATTTACTTTTTTTTTAAAAAGTATATATCTATATAATGTAATACCAATATCATTTGGTTAATATCCTGTTAGTTGATGAATAGTTTATCCTTATATAAACTCACCGAAAATCTAACAAAATTCTATTAGACCCGAAATCAATGGGTTTAGAAAAAATCAAGTATAAAAAATGGCAAGTTCAAAATTGTTAAAAGAAGCAATCGCCGATGCTAAAGCTGTAAGAGAAACTGCATTAGCAAACGCAAAACTTCAATTAGAGGAAGCATTTACTCCTCGTTTGAAGTCAATTCTTTCTCAAAAATTGCGTGCAGAAGCTGAAGATATGGAAGCTGATGACGAAATGCATGAGGGAGAAGAGGAAGAAGAAGATAAAATGGAAGAAGAATTAAGTTCTTCTAACATTGGAGGTGGTGCACAACCAACATTAGATTCAGCAGCTGATGAAGATGAGTTAGGTGCAGCAGACGTAACTAAAACTTCTGGTAAGCCAGAGGATGAGGTTGAAGATTATGATTTCGCTAAATCAATCACAGAAGAAGAAGACGAAGATTCAATGGAAGATGCAGCGGAAGATGCAGCTGAAATGGAAGAAGGTGAAGATATGGAAGATGATTCTATGGAAGCTCCATCTGAAGATGATTTAGATTTAGAAGCTATTATTCGTGAATTAGAAGACGAATTAGGAGCAGATGATGAAATGGAAGAAGATGCAGATGATGTTGATACTTACATGAACGCAGATGATTCAGATTCATCAATTTCGGAAGAAGATGAAGAAGAAGAAAATCCTAACGCAGAAAAAATCGCTGAATTAAGAAAAGAAATAGCTAAATTAGAAGGATATGGTGAAGACGAAGAAGCTTCTGAAATGGAAGAAGGTGAAGAAGAAGGTGAAGAAGAAGAATTAAACATCGAATCTATCATCAAAGAATTAGAAGACGAAGAAGCAGCAGAAGAAGAAGAGAAAGCAGCAGTAGCAGAAGCAAAATCATTGAAAAATGAATTGAGACAAGCAATATCTGTAATCAAAACTTTGAAGTCTACAATCAATGAGATTAACTTATTGAACGCTAAACTTTTATATTCTAACAAATTATTTAGAGGATACAATTTGACTAACGAACAAAAAACAAAAGTTATTGATTCATTCGATAGAACTGGAACAATTCGTGAAGTGAAATTGGTTTACTCAACAATCGCCGAATCTATGAAGATGGGTGGAAGTGTTAAGAAAGTACAATCTGTAAAGAGAATTACTGAAGGAGCTTCTAAACCACAAAAGAGTACAGGTGTTAAAAAACAAATCATCAGCGAAAATTCTGCTTACTCTGATAGATTTAAACAATTAGCAGGATTAATTAAATAACAAATAAGGAACAAAAACAAATGGCACAATTTAATTTAAACAAATTAATGGAAGGCAAAAACCCAACTGCGGTTATGCTTGAGCAAACTCGCGGGTTGAAAAACAAGTGGGAAAAAACTGGTTTATTAGAAGGCTTAACTGGTGCAACTGAAGAGCACGGAATGGCTGTAATTTTAGAAAACCAAGCAAAACAATTATTAGACGAGACTACAAAGACAGGTTTTTCAGGTGGTTCTGAAGAATGGTCTGGTGTAGCTTTACCTTTGGTACGTCGTATCTTTGGTGAAATCGCAGCAAAGGAATTTGTTTCGGTTCAACCAATGAACTTACCATCGGGTTTGATTTTCTACATGGACTTCAAATATGGTTCAACTGGAAAAGGATATGGTGATGCATCTAGCACATCTTTATATGGTGGAACATCTGCAGCGAAGTTAGGTTCAACTAATGCACCTGTAAATGGTCTTTATGGTGAAGGACGTTATGCATATTCGGTTAATGACCAATCTGCTATCGTATCTTTCGCTACTGCAGCTAAAGTTACTTCTTTAGCTGACATCAATTTTGATTCATCTTTATCAGCTTCAGTTTCTGCTGGTAACTTGTACAAAATTACTTTAGCATCTGCTTCAGTTGCAGCATTATCTGCTGATACTAACGCAGTACGTTCATTCTATGTATCTGGTTCATTACAAGGTGGAACTTCTGGTTCAATCAACACTTACTACCCGGCATTGACTACTTACTCTTCTAACGGACAAGTTTCGTTAATCGTAAGTTCATCAGTATTGGCTTCAGGTTCAACTGCTGCTACTATCGGTTTAGTGTACTCTGTACAACCAACTGCAACATCTCGTGGTGATTTCGAAGATAGAGACCCTATCAACAACCCATCAGGTGGTACTAACTTGAACATTCCTCAAGTAGATTTAGAATTGAAATCTGAAGCAATCGTTGCTAAAACTCGTAAGTTGAAAGCAGTGTGGACTCCAGAATTAGCACAAGATTTGAACGCATACCACTCAATTGACGCAGAAGCTGAATTGACTGCTATGTTATCTGAATATATCTCTTTAGAGATTGACTTGGAAATCTTGGATTTATTGAAAGGAAATGCATTGACTACTGAATACTGGTCTACAAAGATTGGTAATGAGTGGAATGGTTCAGCATTCGCAGTTGATTCTGATTCAGCTAACGCAAGTGCTTACACTAAAAACACTTGGTTCCAGACTTTAGGAACTAAATTAAACAAAGTATCTAACAAAATTCACCAATTGACAATGCGTGGTGGAGCTAACTTTATCGTTGCTTCTCCAGACGTTTGTACTATTTTAGAATCAATCCCAGCTTTCTCTGTAAACGCTGATAAAGATGCTAAACAATTTGCAGCAGGTGTAACTCAAGTAGGTTCATTGGCTAACCGTTACACAGTTTACAAAAACCCTTACATGACTTCTAACGAAATCTTATTGGGTTACAAAGGAAATAACTTCCTTGAGACTGGTGCGGTATATGCTCCATATGTACCTTTGATTTTAACTCCATTAGTGTATGACCCAGATAACTTTACTCCACGTAGAGGTGTTATGACTCGTTACGCGAAGAAGTTAGTTAGACCCGAATTTTATGGTAAGATTTTAGTTGAAGGCTTGGCTAACATCTAATTTTATCTAAAACGGATAGATTGAAAAGAGAGAGGAGAAATCCTCTCTTTTTTTTGTTTATTGGAAAACTATATATTTATAAGGGATAATATAATATAATACATTATGATAATAGATGGTCTTAATTGGAGACAATTCAGTAGCTTACCGCATATAGCAACCATGCCGCTTAACAGACAAATTGCGGAATATGAGGCATACAATCAGCAAATAATAGCTGAACAATTATTTAGACAACAACAATACAATAATGCAAATGATGTATCTGCAGTTGGTAGCGGTGGACGTAGACAACAACAAGAACAAGGTGATTTACCTTCCGGATGTATCGAATTTGTAAACAATACAAAAAATGGGACTTATTCGGAAATCGGTATTACAACATCTGGTCCTACTAACTATACAATAACATGGGGTGATGGAACGGAAGTTACTGATGTAGTAGATGGTGGTATAACTATCGACCATACTTACGCAGATGAAAATACAGAATATACTGCTAGATTGTGTTTTGACGATATAAGTTTAGTAACTGAATTAGATTTCACAGGAGACGATTAAAATAAAAATAATATGGGAGCAGGATTAACATCAATAACAGGTTTACAAAACCTAACAAATATACAAGATTTTAGAGCAGATTGGAGTTTTTTAACATCAATTGATTTATCTGGATTAACCAATCTTACCTATGTAGATGTGAGTGACCAAGATGCAGTTGTGGGTGGTGCAAATTGTTTAGCATCTATTGATTTAAGTGGATGTACATCATTACAATCTCTTTATATAGATGATAATGATTTTTCAGCTGGATTTCCTGATTTATCAGATTGTACTTCTTTACGATATTTTGATTTTGACCAAAATAATTTAGTAGGTTCGGTAGATTTATCCAACTTACCTGCATTGGAAGGGTTTGATATGAATGGTAACACCGAATTAACCGAAGTAATTATATCAAGAACTCAACCATTGGGTGATAATGGAACAGAAATATTACTTAATAATTGTGCATTAACTCAAACCGCAGTAGATAATATTCTTTTAGAATTAGCTAGTGGTAGTATTTCAAACGGATATATTCAATTAGATGGTGGAACTAACGCAACACCTGGACAAATAGGAAGAGAATCACTTTTTGTTCTTAATACAAGAAATTGGAGTATTGATGTTACCAATGGTAATCATACTGCATTGACAGTAGCAAAAGAATTACTTGAAGCTGATATATGTGCTAGTACATATACAATCACACAATATATTGTAAATGGCTCGTCAATAGAAGTTGGCAATAAATTATATCAAAATTCAGATGCATGGATGCCAGCAGAACCTAGTTGGTATAGACTTGATGGAGATGGTTCAATTAAATTTGAAGTAAGTGGTAGTCAAGGTGAAATCATATCTACTGCACCTTGTGGAGCATAAAAATAAACTAATTAAATAAAAATAAAATGGCAGATTATAGAGCATATAAAGTATCAACCGTAAGTGGTTCGGTTGCATTAGGAAAAGGAACTGATTACCCAAATGTATGGGGTGTAATGAGAGGAGAAGGAAATCCAAGTGGTAGTGTAGCATTAGCAGGTGGTGGTGTTATAAATTTAACATCAATTGATAATCATCAAATATTTCCTTGCTATCCAGTATATTTAACAATTTCATCTGGAGCAGTTATTATATTAGAATAACTAAACTTACAAAATATTAAAACCCACTTCGGTGGGTTTTTTTATGTCTAAAAAATAATTAAGAAAAGACTTGACATTCTCATTATTTTTACTTACCTTTACTATGTAATAAGAGTTAAAGATATGAAAATTTTAGATTTGATTTTTTTTGGGTTGCGAGTTTTAAAAATGTTAGGTTACTAAACAACAAAAATATGAAGTGGTTTTATACAGAAATGGGTAGTAGAGATAAAAAGACTCAAAAGTTAAAATACTACAAAGTAACAGTTGAAGATTGGAAGATTACAGGTTGTAATTGCGAAGCCAGAGAGTTTCGTAGATATACACCCTGCAAACATATGATTTCAATCAATAAAAAATTAGGACATAGTTTGTAAAATATTTTAAAAAAGACTTGACTTTCTCATTTATTTTACTTACCTTTACTAAACATCAGTTAAACATAAACAATTAAAGATATGAAATTCAACAATCTCCCTCACTATTTAGAGTTCTTAACAGGTGGTTTAGAACTCCGTTTTCTCAATCCTAATATGGTTATTGATTTAATTACCAAAAATGATTTAATGTATTTCAATGATTATATTGGAAAAGCATTCTACAAAAAAACAGAAAAAGTATTAGTTGATATTTTAATCCTAAATAAATAAGATATGAATTATTCAGATAGTAAGATTACGGATTTAGTTAAGGTAGTAGGTCAGGATACACCAGAGAACTTCTCTCCAACCCTACGAGCAAAACTGATAGGTATTAATGAGTACGCTGGGACGTGTACAATGGAGGTAGTTAAATCTATTTATCCATCCCATTCATTCTCTGCCCAACATAATCATAGAGCTGGTGAAAGGTATCAACGGCCTGTTGAGTGTGTTTGGAATGCATTTTTCTTTTAAACTTAAAATAATAAAACTATGTTAGGATACATTTATAGTACAATGGATTATGTAGTAGATGGAGTATATCTCTTCTTATTATCATCACTATTTGTTGGTGGTTTAGTTTATTTAATTAACGATTTTAAAAATTTTGATAAAGATGGCAACATTTAAAAGCGGATTAGCAATTTTTGGAGCATTGGTGGTTATGTCAATGGTAGCGGCACTTGCATTTGCAATACCTGGTAAAACGGATAAAGCAAAATATGAAATTACATCGGAAAATGGAAAACGATATTATGCAAATTCATTTAGGGTTTATGGTCGTGGTATTGTATTTGATGATGTGTATGGAAGGAAAGTAATGGTTCAAGGTGACTTGGAAATTATTGCAAAAAAAGATGAAAATAATTAAAAAATATTTTGCTAAAAGCTTGACATTCTCAATTATTCTTTGTATCTTTATTAAACCAATGAGGGTTAAACATTAAACATAAAAATATGAAAAATACAACGAAATTTGATTACTTGGGTATCCGTTTTGAGTTACCTGCTACTTGTCTTCGTACTCACTCTTATTCAGGAGTTGCGTTACTTAATCCAGTTATTTCTATTGGAAGAAAAGAAGTTCCTTTGATGTTCAAACAATGGATGAAAGTTAAATTCCCAGATATGTTAGTTTGGGGTAAATCAGAAACTTTTGCTGGTGGATGTTCATCTGACCTTTATGCTTGTTACGCAGATGGTTCGGAGTTAGAATATGGTACTGATGATTATAAAGAAATCTCTTCTTTCTGTAATATGTTCAAAGGTGGTCATTACGATGGTATGCATGACATCTACGAATATGGTGATAATGGTACGACTGATAACGGAACTGAATTAGAGTTTGGTGCAAAGTATGTGAGTTTTAATGGTAAAGCACCATATGGTACTTGGCCAGAAGCGAAACGTAGTTTGAAAGCTATGATGGCCGGTGAGTATGTATGGGGAGTATTAACTTTGGAGAAAGCGATTGAGAAGTTAAGAGGTTATTCTTATACTGAAAATGTTATTCAAAAAGCATTACAAAATATTTAAAAAATAATTTGGGAAAGACTTGACTTTCCCATTTATTATGCTTACCTTTATAGAGTAATAAGAGTTAAACATTTTAAATATATCTACTATGAGTCTTCCATTTAATCTTAATTCAGTTTTAGCCACCGCTTCTTTAATCGAGGGGTTTGATACTATTAAAAATACTTTTCCTGTTGAGGGACGTTTTACTAATAGAGTTATTACCTATATGGATGCAGTTTACGATGCATTAAATGAGGTAGCTGAAGATTACTCTGATTGGCCTGAAGACCAGGGTTTTGGTTCATCTGATATGACTTATGTTCGTAAGTCATTCATTGATACAATGATTTCAATTGCTAACCTAAATGGTTACTACGAAACAAAGTTTGACCCTTACTTAAAAGTGGTAGAGTATTCGGAAGCTGAATATGACAACCAACAACTTCGAAGGGAGCAAGGTTTGTAAAAATATAGATTAGGTTTCTTTTTTTGATTTTTCATTTTGATTGTGTTAAAGACTACTCACTTTGTGGGTAGTTTTTTTGTTATATCCTATTTTAGAAATCGTATATTTATATTAGGTATATAACAACAAATTATGGCAGCAGATTTAGTAACTAGTATAAACTGGCCGGGAAGTGGTTCTGCAATCTCCGGTTCAACTCCTTTCGGAATTTATGATACAGATATAAACTTCCAAGCAGACGGACCTCGTGTGGGCGATTGGGTTGCAAAACGATTAGGTTATCCAATTCAAAACATTGAATTACTACCTGTAAACATATATGCTTGTTTTGAGGAATCAATTAGTGAATACTCTGCACAAGTAAATCAATTCAACATCCGTAATAACCTATCTAATTTGATGGGGCAATCTACTGGTTCTAACTTTACAAACACATATGTAGAGGGAACTAATATCGGTTCTTTAATCCGTATTGCAAACTCTTATGGACAAGAAGCAGAAGTTGGTGGTTATACATCACAAAAATCAGGTTCATTCCAAACTCAAATAGGTGTAAGTAAATATGATTTGAACCACCTATGGGCAGATGTAAGTGAAAGTGGAAAAAGAATTGAAATTAAAAAGGTGTTTTATGAAAACACACCCGCAATCTCTCGTTTCTTTGACCCATACGCGGTTTCTGCAAAAGGTACTCTAAACCTTATGGATGAGTTTGGATTTAGTTCATTCTCACCAGCAGCACAATTCGTAATGATGCCAATATATGAAGATTTACTTCGTATTCAGGCAATTGAATTTAATGACCAGGTTCGTAGAAGTGCATATACATTTAACATAGTAAATAATGAACTACACATTTTTCCTGCTCCTACGGATAAAACACCGGCACAAATGTGGTTTGAATATATTGTAGTGGATGATAGAGATGAAAACGCAATTCAAAAGAAACCAGGCACGGTATCATCATACTCAAATGTAAATTACGATTTCATTCCATATAGAACAATCAATTCAGTTGGTAAGCAATGGATTTGGAAATATACATTAGCATTAGCAAAGGAACTATTAGGTGCTATTAGAGAGAAATACGCAACTATTCCAATTCCAGAAGGTGAGGTTTCTTTGGATGGTGCGGCATTAAGAGCAGAAGCACAAAATGATAAAGATAGATTGTACGAACAATTGAGACAGAATTTGGAAGAATTGAGTAGACCAAAACAAATGGAGTACAAAATGCAAGAAGCAGATAATGTACAAAAGATGTTAAACAAAATCCCGATGCCATTTTATATAGGATAATAGTATGCCACGTTTTATAGGTACAAGAGATTACAATTTTTTCCAAAATATAAGTAGAGAGCTTGTGGACTCGGTAATCCAAACACAAGTATTCTTCTATAAACTTATTGTGGGTGAAACAAAGGTAAATCTATATGGTGAGTCTTTGGATAAATCATACTACGATGGTGTATCTATATTTGCAGTTTTACAATACGGTGATGAAACTCAACAATATGATGGATTTGGACAAGATACAGAACAAGAAGTAATTGTAAGAGTAAATCAAGACACTTGTATTGTCAAAGATATATTACCAGAAGTTGGTGATTTCTTTTATTTCAATGATAGTTTTTATGAAATTACAAATACCAATCAATCACAATTGGTAGGTATGCAATCGGAAAACAATTTTGGTATTGAATGTACAACTCGTTTGACTAGATTATCACAATTGAATATTAAACCAAGAGTAGAATAATATGGCAACAAATAATCCACTACGAAAACCAATCAATCGTGCAGAACAAATGCCGAGAGAAGGTATTACATACAAACGTGGTATTAGCATATACGATGTGGATGAGGCAATCTTTTCGTATATGAGAGATGTTATTGTTCCAAAATTAAAATTGGATGGTAAAGAAATAACAGTACCAGTAATCTACGGAAATGCTGAAAGATGGAAATCTGCACAAATAGATGGTGTATATCGTGACCAAAGAGGTAAGATACAATTACCATTGGTTATGTTCAAGCGTACTGGACAAACTCCAAATGAAGCAATGGCAATGCCAAATCGCCAATTACATTATCAATCGTATGTTGGGTATTCTAATAAAAACAGATATGATAAATTTTCTTTGTTAAACAATTTTAAACCTAGAAAAGAAATCATTGATATTACGATGCCTGATTATGTGAATGTTACATATGATATTATGATTTGGACAAACTATACGGAACATATGAATAGTATAGTTGAGCAATTCCAATGGGCTAGTCAAGAGTATTGGGGAGAACGTGATGGTTTTAAGTTTAGAACTACAATAGATGGATTTGAGGGTGTAACTGAAGTTACAGATAATCAAGAAAGATTAGTTCGTAGTAATTTTTCACTAACAACTTATGCATATCTTTTACCGGAGTCTGCAAACAACGAAAGTACAATCAAAAAATCAATATCAACGAGAGCGGTTATTACTACATTGGAAACTGATATAAACAAATCAGCAGGAGATGCTTTAACTGCTGGAATTACAATGAATGATTACAATGATAATAAAATCCTATTTGATTATATCAACTTATATAATAGTAAAATCGGTACAATTACAGGAACATACCAAATTACATTTAGTAATACAAAATTAGTAACACCACCAGCGGAACTTTCGGTAGAGGCAATAGATGGTATTAAAGTTTATATAAATGGTGTAAAATACTCAAAGGCATATTGGACGGGAGTTCAAAATGGAAACAACTATGTTGTAACTTTTGATGCTGGATTACTTGGTTTTGGATTAAATCCAATATCGGACGAGGTTACTATTGTTGGAAAAATAATAGTTTAATATGAGCAATTTTCAAAAGTTAGTAAAACCATTTGTTACTACTAGCACACATAAAGTAGATGTATATGATTTAAGTAATCCAACTTATTTTATATTCATAATTGAAGGATATGTTTTAGCTCCTAATAGTTTAATGGGAACTTTAACTTCGGTGCAAGAAAAAGAAAGAATAGATGTAAACGGACAAACAATTCTACCAATGGATTATATATTAGAAAATAATGACGGTAATTCAGTATTGGTAAAGTTTATTAAAGCAAACTTTCCATACACATTGGATGCAACGGATGATATAAGAGTAACTGGAATGTTCAAACATATGCCACACTAATGAAAAATAGACCAAACATATCAGTAATATCTAATAGAAAAAATCTATTTTTAGATAAGATGGAAACTCTGTCTAATTTAGTTTTGAATGATATGACCGGTTCTATATTGGCTGAAAAAACATTACCAACTCCATCAAAGACAAAATCAGCACCAATTAAAACAATTCAACCAAATTATTTAGATAAGGTGTTGGATTATAAATTGGATATGTTTGATTATATAGCAAGTGATGTTAAACTGAATCCAAATCTTTTAATAGAATATTCAACATATTATGTAGCAACTATAACATCCTACGCACCAATGCAGGGATACGATAGTTTGACTAGCAAAGATTTTGATATTTATATAAATGGAATTAGATTAGATGTACCTGATTATTTTGTGTGGTTCAACGAAAGGGGAAACATTGCATTTACAATGCAAAAAACAACAATTCCAAACGATTTAAACGAAGAAAACTTTTTAATTTGTGGTGCATTTGCTCCAATATTGCTTGCAACTGAATTAAATACAAATATAATAAATACTGAAAACGATTTAGGATTAGTAATATAAGATGAGATTTACACCAACAAAAAAAATAAGCGAGTTAGAAGCATTAACTAGTGCAACATTGGATACAACTTTTGTGGTTGGTATATCTGGTAGTACAACTTATAAAATTTCAATAAATCAATTAACATCTTCGTTGGATGGTGCATTTGCAACTGATTTAGTAACAAATGCATTAAGTAATTCACTTGATACAAAATTAGCTACTACAATATTTAATACAAATTCTGCATCTTTTCATAGTAGAATAAACGCAGTTTCATCATCAGTTTCAACTGGAACATCGGGTACAAGTGGAACATCCGGTGCACAAGGTAATCAAGGACCAATTGGACCTCAAGGTATAAATGGAACTACTGGTAGTAGTGGAGTACAAGGACCACAGGGAAATCAAGGTGTAAATGGTAGTAATGGGACGTCGGGAACTAATGGTTCGCAGGGTACACAAGGACCACAAGGTGAAGTTGGACCGCAAGGTGTAAATGGAACTGCGGGTAGTAGTGGTGTACAAGGACCACAAGGCAATCAGGGTACAAATGGTGCACAAGGT